AGGCTGGCCCTCTGGTTTTTCCAGGTGTTGCCGTCCATGATTGGCGTGCGGCCTTCCAGGTGCGCAATAAAGTCGTCTTTGCACAGATTCTTGATGCCGGCCCACTCAATCAACTGCTCCAGGTAAGGCCCGCGGATAAACTCAATCAGTTCCTCAACGGCACGCGGATGGTTGTAATGGTTGCCGTATTTGTAGGCCTGCAACTTTTTGCAGCGGCTTCTGACTAGCTTGTATGGCCATTTCTTGGCCACCTTGCCATCCACCAAGATGCCGTTTCGGCGCAATATGTGAATATCAAGCACCGCCTGCTCCATGATGGCGCACGCAAGCGCAACATAGGGCTCGGTCAAGTTTTCGTTGGGCGTGAATTGGTAAGCGTGGGCTATCATTCGTCGCTCTCCATGTCGTCAATGATTCGATAAGCTGCGCCTAACTCCACCGCCAAATCTTGGGCGGCTTCTTTCCAGTAGATGGCACTGTCTCGCAGTGCCTCATTGAGTTGCCGAAGTTCCTCAAGCTGTGCCTGGCCCTCGTCAATGATTGGGCAAGTGTAAGGCGGCACCTTTGGCGCCTCTCGCTTGATGCGGTCATAAATCTTGATTGGGTTTCTCATGCTATGGCTAAGGTGATTGCTGCGATTTCGTCGCGCACGCGCTTGCTCTTGGCTAACTTGGCTTTGACCGTCTTAATTGCGTGATAAACGGAGGCGTGGTTTTTGCGGTTGTAAAAAGCCGCAATATCGCAGTTGCTCATATCGTAAAGCCGCCAAGTTAAATACATTGCAACGTGCCTTGCCCAAGCAAGCGAATGTGTGCGTGCTTGGCTGGTTAGTGCGTCTTTTGGAAACTCATAAAAATCCGCTGTGGCTCTGAGGATGCGCCTCTCTGGCGTTTCTGTTTTTGTTTTGGTGGTTTTACTATTTCGCATGGGTCAACATGGCAGCCAGGCACACTGTCAAGCTCTTCGCCTGGCTCATAAACTTTGATTGATTTGGCCATGAACATGGCAGCAGCTTTTTGCCCAATTGGGCTTAGTTTGTGCCAATGTTCGCGAGGAAAAACTTTCAATAAAACAATTGTAAAATTTGGCTTTTTTGCGGCGTATAATCAGGCCATTGGTCAAACTCTAGGCAGTCAACTAGGCGCTCAATGTTGGCCATGGTTTCCTTGCCAGCCTGCACCATGTCCTCCGGTGCAAACTCATATTGGCCGGCCAGGTAATCGCCGCCAGTCTCAACCACTAGCCACACCCATCGCTTGATAGGTAGGCCCGCCCTGGCAGCAATGTGTGTATAATTAAACTGCTGCATGTAATATTTCAGTGCCTTGCTCTGGCGTCTGAACGCCATCGGATGCGCGCCGCCTGGCGCCGTGGTTTTGATGTCGTAGACGGTAGCCGTCGTGGGGTCGTAGGCATCAATTCGGCATTTGCTTGGCATCGGCCAAGCTGTTTGGCTAAAGACTGAAACCTCGGCTTGGCAATCAAGAACCTTGTTGCCTTCTGGCAATTCACGCATTGCTCGCGCCATGCGCTTAAGTTGGTTTAGGTCGTCCTCCTTAATGGCATTTTCGCCATAGGTGTCCCACCATTCGCGGCTGGCTTTCTTCCTTCGGTCGGCAAACTCATCAGGGCAAACGGTGATGGTCTTGGTAAAAATGTCCGGTTCCAGCACATAAGTGTGGAACATCGTCCCAAGTGCCATGGATGGCGTGCGCTGAAATGACGTCTGCTTGGTCATGCGCTGCCAAAATGCCTTGGGGTTCTCCATCAATTTCAAGTCGGATGTAGCCAGGGCAGGCTCGGCGCGATAATCGCGCTCTGCCATGCCCTGGAACACACCGTCAAGCGTGCTTGAAAAGACAACCTCAGAATGGGGCGTCAGTGGTTTCATCAATGGCAATTGCTGATTTGTCTGCTGCCTTGTATTCATGGCTTTGCTGCACGCGCTCCTTTTGCCAATCGAGCAGTTTATCCCAATTGACGCTAGGCTTGCTAGGGTCATAAGCCATTAACTCGGTTCCGGTTGATTCAATAGCCATGCCCTCTGGCACTGATGAAACGCCGTTAACGCCTGCCGCTTGCTCGCCGCGTCCGTTGGTGTAATGGCCAACCGTGACCAGGCACTCCTTACCTAACAGGCTCTCAGGGTCAAAATTGCGCAACTCTGCCGCTGTTGGGGCAATCCAAGAATCAAGGTATTTTCGAAGCACTGCTTTTGGGTCAGTGCTCGCGGTAAACTTCTTGCTGATTCTCATTGGCATTGGCTGGCCATCAATTTCAACCGTCTGCTTTGGCAGCTCCCATGTGATATTAAGAGTGCGCCTCATTTTAGTTTCGCCCTTGTAGGTCTCAGGGCCGGTCCCTAAGTCCACAATGCTAATGCAGCGGCCTGGGTGCGTGCCTTTTGGCACTAGTTTGCGTTCAGTGTTTGTTTGTTCGCTTATGGTATTCATTTTTTTTAGTGTGTTTTTTTTGCTTTTTTTTGCAGTGATTTGAGAAAGGAACCGCTGACAAAATGCGGGCGTTGTGCTCGGCCTTTAGCAACAAAAATTGATATTGTAGGCCATTGGTCGTAGATAGCACGCTGCCGAATTCCCATTGCCGAAACGCCAGTCAGGCGTGCAATGTCGGCAAAGCTGTAAATCTTATCCGCATCAAAGATGTGCTCACTATTCGCCATCTTTCTGTAGGCTGGCGTGTCTGTGTTGATGTCTTGTGTTTTCATTCGTAGGTCCACTCATGATTGTTGATTTTGCCAAACTCTAAGGGCTGATAAACTTCCCACCTGTCGTTGTGGTTGTGGCAGTAATAGACGACACCATCATCCCCTAGACCTAACAAAGTGTTGGCCCACGCATCGGTGCTTTTTCCGTCCATAATTTGAATAATTTTTGGCTTATATTCTCTCACCATTCGTTCTTATCTGTTTGTTGTAGTCGCACCTCCAACGCCTCTAGGTCGCAGCATTGGAGCATGAGAAAAAGCATCTTCATTGGCAGCATGGCCCACCACTTGCCGTGATTTTCTCGGTGGCATATCACTGGCACTTGGCCATCCTTAGCGCCAGTGGTGGCTTGATGCTGAAATGAGCGGCGGTCAAAGGTCTGGGTGCGCTTTACTTCCAGGTGCAAAAAAGGCAAGTCGGCAATTGTCACATCAGCGGCATCATGGCCCTGGTGGTCCTGGTGGTGGCCGGTGCGTTTGGCATCAAAACCAAACTCGTGTTTTGCGATGTTGGTCACCTCGCGCTCGCCGCCTTTGCCTTTAGTGCGTGCGTTCATGGCTTCTGTAAATTATGAGCGGCCAACTCGACCGCTCGACCACCTGGCTTCCTGAGAGCATAGTCGTGTTTGCTCTGGCTTAATGCCTCCAGGTGGCTGAAATTGCGGGCAGTCACCTCGACCGCCCAACCTGCCAGTTTATCAAGCCCAAACGTGATTTTGTTGGTGCGGCAATTTGCCGCCTGGCAGGTCATAAAAGAGGATGCCCAAAGCGCCTTGGCGTTACCTAGCGCCTCAGAGGCGATGTATCCTTGTTGGTGCGCAATGGGCATGTGAATCAACGGCGGGCGTTGTGGTTGGAGCCTTTGCAGGCTTCTTTGCCGTCTGGGGTTGTCGCTAGGTAGCCAGCGGCGGCGCATGCCGCCAAAAGTGTTGTAAGTGTGATGAATATTGCCATGGGATGTTTATTGTTGAAGTCAAACATACACACGGTGTCTGTATACCGCAACAAAAAAGTGTTGAAATTTGTTATCAAAATTAACAGGCTTTATGTGTGCCTAATAAGCGAGCAGACAACCGCGTGCGCAAAAACTTTGCCCTACCAAGCGAAGTTGATGACATGCTGCTTGATTTGGCGCGTGCAACTAATCGGTCGGCCACTCAGGTGCTTGAGCTTCTGATTGCTCAAGAGCACTCCAAGCGTTCCGCACTAGGTCAGTTGCAAGATATTCAACCGTTGTTTCCTGAGCCGCCGCCAGCGCCTCCAGTTGCGCGTAAGCGTTCTCGGAAATCGAAATAATCATACCGTCATTATGTGCGGTAGGGGTAAGACAAAAACCGTCCAACCATGGAGAATGTGAACAAGTTTGATAACCATGGCCCAGCATACCTGGCCAAGCAGTTGGCCAATGTTAGGCAATCAGTGGACGCCCTTGAACGCGTGGCAATGGAGCAGGGCAGGGAAGGTCAGGCAGCAGTTGAACTGAGAAAAACGCACCAGCAATTGGAGCGCTTGATTAGCGAAATGACAGACTAGAAATTGCCAGAAATTGGCAAGAAAAGAGGCTGAAATCAGCCAAAAATTAGTAGGACTCGAACCTACAACCAATTGATTAAGAGTCAACTGCTCTACCAATTGAGCTATCGAGGCACGAGAATTAAAATGGTTTCGATAGGACGGTTTGTCAAATGCTAATCGGCTCTAATGGGCAAAAAGAGGGGAAGAGAAGCAATGACAACACACAAAACATGGGGTCACTTGATTGACCTGTATGGCAGCATTGGCAAGCAACAGACCATTTGGCGCAAGTGTCAGGAATTTAGGCAGTTGCGCTGGAAAAAACTCCGTCAAAAAGCCATCAAAGACACCGATGGCACTGATTTTTTAGAGCTTCTGAATGCCGGTGGCGCCATGACTCGCGTCTACCTACACGCGCTCCAAAATATGGCCCTTGAGTGCGGCGATATTTACCGCCCAATCCTGGCCGCCAAATGGTGGCCCAAGTCACCCAAAATCCCTAAGCGCGCCATCACTTTTGAGGAACATTGTAGGTTGAGTCTCAACGTATCGCGCAGGTCGTGGCGCTGGTATCTGACTATTTTATGGGAAACAGGCGCCGCCCAGGCAGACGCGGCAGACTTTCGCCTTGAGGCAATCAAGGATGGCGTCATGACCTATCACAGGCACAAAAATGGCCGCCGTGCCGCCTTTAGGCTATCCAAGGCAATGATTGAGGTTGTTGCGCAAGCCGCCGGCGAGCGAAAGGTTGGTTATATTTTGCCCACCATCCAGCGAGAAGGCACCAACTGCCGCGCCACCGTCTTTCGCAATCTCTGCAAACGCCTTGGCATCCAGGGCGTGACCTTGCACTCCTATCGCTACGCCTGGGCGGTGCGTGCCTTTGAAATGGGCATCCCTGAGCGGCTTGCTATGGTTGGCCTCGGTCACAACTCAAGCGCCGTTCATCACGCCTACGCCAGCGGTGCGCGCCTTGTGGCCCCTGCGCTTGAGTAAATCAAGAGCGCTTGGTTTGAATAAGCGTTATTTGCGCTCAAGCCAGCAGCAGTTTAGTTGAATAAATCAAGAACGTTTTTAGGGTCAAAAATCGTTTTATTTTGAAGCTCACCATTTGTTGATGGGGCATCCCCACGCCTCTAGGGCGCTCTTGAACGCCAACACGCAGCCACATTTCATGCAGCGCTCGTATTTTGTGCCGCCGCTCTCCATGTGTGGGCATTGGCGGCAAATATCAAGCCGCCGCTGGCGCTCCTTGGCGCTCACGCGTTTGACGCCTTTCCTTAGCAGTTGACCAGCGGCATCAAGCAAGCTCTTGGCCATGGTGGCCATCGTTGGCTTTTCCTTGGCAGTTAGGCCAGGGTTTTGTGGCGTGCGTTTAAAACACAACTTTTGCGGCCTGCGCTCAAAGTCTGTCATCATATTGCCCAGCGCCGCCGAACTGGTTTTCGTGCATCGTCTCAACGTGGTCGTCAATGGTCACAGTGCCAGTGGGTAGGCTGTAAGTGTTGCCAACGGTGGTGTTGCTGCCGCTCACCTTCAATTGGCTATCAAGCACGCTCACTCCTTGCACGTTGGCGGTGGTCAAAGATGGCATCACTGCTGTGTCCTCCACTCCAGTTGATTCAGTCACGCCATCTGTGTCAACGCTGGTCACCTTGTAGTCATATTCCATTAGCGCGCCTGCCTGGCTAAAGTTGGCAACGTAGTCGGTCAAAAAAAAGTTGCTGCTGCCGCCATCATAAATCAGCACATACGCGCCGCTGCCGGTTTTGCGCCTGATGCGGTAGCCGCTTGCTCCGGCGCTAGTCCATGACAAGCTCACCTTGGACAATGAAGGCGTTACTGTGAAAGTGCTGGGGTCTGTGACTGGCATCAAGAAAATGGCACTTCAACAAATGCCTGGATGTCGGTTGCAGTGATGTTGCGGCGGTTCCAGGCATAGGAGCCAGTGTTGGCGTCATCTGTGTCCACATAATCGCTTGTTGGCGGTGCGCTGGCGCTCAACACGCCGCCTGTTGTGACCACACAGTCGCCGTCAAAATATGATGACACAGCGCCGCCAGGGGTGTGCGTGGCTTCCCAATCATAGCTTTGACCACTCACCGCATAATCTGACTCGACGCCATTGGTGCCGGTGCCGCCATAACCATCGCCAGTTGCCACCGCAACGCGCTCAACCACCCTAGTCTGTGTCTCGTCAATCGCCCCATAGCCAATGGCGGTGTTGGTGTCGACAAGGGTGCGCAAATCATCAGGCAGCGAATTAAGCGCCTCCTCGGTCAGTTTAAAGCGATAATGGACGTCTCTTTTGTAGCATTTCAAAATGCAGTTGTTGGAGGCGTCTGAATCAATGCGGCATTGTTGATAGGCGTTGCCGGTTGGAAAGGCAGAATCGCGCCAGGCGCTATCGCTGAACACAAGGCTATAGGATTGAGGCGGTGCGATGTCATTGGCCCACACAGCGCCATTTGAGCAATCAGGTGGCGAAGTGTTTGAAAAGGCGGTGATGTAGGTGCTTGCCTCGTAGTCGTAATGCTTGAATTGAAAGCTCACCGGCAAATAGAGCCGCGCTTTTCTTAGCTTATTGACTGCTTGCGCCAACTGGTTGAAATGGTCGGCATAGGTAAACATTGATGGTTGCGGTCCAAACCCGCGCACCTCATCACTTCGCACGCTGCCAGGCAATGCGCGGTAATGCTGTTTACCGTTCGCTGCATACATCAATTGCTCAAATGTCCAATCGTAAAGCCGCTTGTCATAGCAAGCGGTTAAGCCATTGCCGTCGATATATTCGCGTTGGGTGTTGGTCGAGTCTTCATCAACGTATCCCTCGCAAATGGCCCGCAAAATGGTCTCCATCCAGGTCAACTCATCTGTGCGCGCTAGGGTGTCAGTGGTGTTATAATCGGCATTGCTGTCCTCGTAAACGTAAGGGATGAGCCTTGTGAAATAAAAGCGCGGCATGCACGAGCCATTAATGACGCTCGTATCCCATCCGCTAGAGGCGTCAGCATCTGGCGCCATGTCGCCAATCCGTTGTCCGCATTGTGTTGCGCTGCCATCAATAAACGTGCGCAGATATTCAACAACCGCGTTTTCATCGGTGCGATAACCGCCGTTAGCGCTTCCTGTGCTATCCGCCGCGATATATGCCGCGCGGCTGGTAGCATTGTCTGCAATCGTGCTGGGTGCGTCCTCGTTATAGGAAAGGCGCCGGTCTAACTCAACGCGCACTTGATTGCTTCCAGCATCGCGCACGCTCACAACCTTGTAGTCTGGCACATAAACCTTGCACGACTTGTAATGGCCATTGGCGCCAATGCAATCGGTGGCGCTAGAATCCTCGCAGTTGCCGTAATTGGCTTGAGTAATTAAATGGCTGCCCGCTGTGCCTGGTGCCACCTCGCCAAGCGGCACGGCGTGCGTGTTGAGCAAGTAACGGTAGCCGGTCGGGTTTTCTGAGCGCTGTAAATAGGCGCCAGGGTAAGGCGTCACATGCGGCAAAATCTCTTTGCCTACTGGGTCGCCAGCGCCAGCAACGTTGGTCCAATCCTTGGAAAACATGGCGCACCTGTCATGGCCCCAGCCAATCACATCGCTGTAGCCGCTCGGCTTGTAAGCGCTTGATTCGCTGTTTTGATAGCCAATTGACTGCATGAACATGGACCACTGGTTGGAATAGCCAGCCTCTGGCGCAGCCTCGCGGATGAGCTCATATTCAAGCACGGTCTCAGTGCCTGCTGTTTTGGTAAAGGTATCGACGCCATGAACGCCAGTAAACTGCGCACCAGCGGCCACCGTGGTGCCGTTATACGTGATGCTTGTGCCACCGCTGACCGTGTAGACAATGCCTGCCTGGATAGCGCCGCTTGCAATCGCGCTTTGGCTTGGCGCAATGTCCTCAAACTGGTCGGCGTATGATAGGCCAAAGGCTCGCCGGTTGAAGTAGAGCACGCTTTTGCCACCGCTCACCTCATAACCAACCAGGCCATGACGGTCGACCATGCGCAGGCGCTTGCGCACTTGCTCGGCAACGGTGCGGTAAATGGGATTTGCATTGATGGCAACTGTATCGTCTTGAACGTCTGCGCGGTTGCCGTTGTAAATCATCCCGTGGCGAAGGTAAGCATCGCTGATATCTTTTGGCGTGCTAGTGTCCTTGCCCTCGGCGTCATAGGTGACATTAGAGGCGCTGCCGCATCGCAGCACAAGGTAGGCGTCCTCGTTCTCTGGCTTGTATTCCAAAAGCTCGGCAATCTCAACATAACACTCATCGAGCGCACCCATGGCGTCTATGTTTTTGACGCGCACGTTGCCGCCTGCTGGCACTTCAAACCATGCGCTGGCAGAGTTGCTGCCGTTGGCAATGGTTAGCCTGGTAAGTTCAGTGCCGTCGACCTCAACCGCAAACGTTTTGTCGCCGCTTCCAAAGTCTCGATAAGCCAGCACACCGGCCAGCACAAAGCCGCTGTGGATGTTGTAATTAGTGGTTGCAGTAGGATTGCCGCTTGAATCCATCAAGCCGCCATAGGTGTCGGCTGCCGTATTGTTGGCAAACGCAAAGCGCTCATAGGTGGCCTCAATGGTGCCGGTGCCATCGTCTTCGCCATATGCTGGCGCTAGGTAATACTGCCGCGTTAGGAAGCCCTCAAAATCAAACGCCTTCTCCTCGACCTTGTAACCACTTGCCGCTTGCTCGGCTTCGGTGCCTCTGAATTGTTCAACGAATGCGTTAAGCGCTCGCGCTAGTTGGTCGCCTGCTGGATGCGCCAGGCGTGCGTCATTGTATTGCCCATCATATGGCCCTTCCATGTATGACGCAATTGGCAGCCTGGTAATACTGCCATCCCAGTGGAGCAAGATGTAGTCCTTGGACGCCTTAAACCATGAAAACACCGCATTGGTTTGCCCTGGGCAAGTGCTGTATGTGGTGGTGGTGCTGGTGTCCGTGTTGGTAAACTTTAGGCTATAGTCGGGCAGGTCGGGTGAGTTAGCGCATTGCCCATTGTAGGCTGGACGAGGGATAAAGCCACCGTAGCTACGCTGAAACCAATTGAAAAAGCCCATCCTAAAATGCGAGCGGGCTGCCACCAGTGCATTGGCTAGGCTTAAATCTGTCGTATTGCTGCCATCAACCACGCCGCGTTGATAGCGGCCAATGTCCCATTTTTCCGAATCAGTAGATGGCGCACCGCTGACGTTGTGCAGCAATATGCCTTGACCGTCTGCGCTATCATAACTCAGGCGGCCCGCTTCGCTCTTGATGTCGTCGCCGTTGCCAAAGACAAAGCCGTTGATGGGGTTGCCAATAAAGGCGCCCTCTGGTTGGCCGGCGGCAGTAGTTGGAAAAGTTGCCTCGTCTGGCTGGACGTGCGCGTATATTTTCCACCATTCGTCCTCTGGTGCGAAGTTGGTGCCATTGGGCGCGCGTAGCACGCGGAATAGAGAGTGCCAATACCAGTGCAGGCGGTAAGTAGGGTCGCCCACGCCGCCAAGTAGGCGGTCATTGAATGCCTGGGCAAGTTGGTTCCACTGTCCGCTCGTGATAGTGGCGCCAGCGGTAACCGTGGGCGCTTGCTTGTAGGTCAGCGCCATGAGGCAGTCTTACACAATGGTATAACGCTTGGTTATCTGCAATTTGCAGTTGGTCGCCGTGTTGCATTCAACGTAAATCATGCCATCGCTTGCGGTGCGGTAGCGTGAATCAACTGGCAGCAAATGTTTCTCGCCGCCTGCAACAGTAATCACCTTGTCTGCAAACGTAATGCCAAGCGCATCGTATTCGTCAGGCTCATCAAGCTTGATGGTGAAGGTAACCGTTGTGCCGCCGGCGTTGTAGAAAATCATGAAGCCCGCGCTGGCAAACTCAAACTTTACGCCGTTGCCTGAGCCGTTGACTAGCGTGGTGAACGCGGCCACCTCGTCAAGCTCAAGACCTTGATTGCCGTATGCGCTTGTTGAGAAATCGCGAAAAGATGTGGTTGGAATTTCGACTGCTGCCATGGTGTCAGATTTTGCTTAAAATTGATTTGATGAGCCCCCAGGTGCCAGCGGCCTTTTGCTGGGTCTTTAGATTGCCCAAGATGCCGTCTAGCTTGCCCTTAGCGTTGCTTTTGTTAAGCGCTGCCTTGAACTCTTGCGCCGCCTCAACGCCGCTCACAGCGGCCTTTTTCCATTGCCTGCCGCGGATTGCAGCGCCAATGCCAAGCAGCGCAATGATAGCCTGGCTTGCAATGCTGCCAACTGGTTGCGGCGCTAGTTGGCCGCCAATGGTGATGCCAGTCTTGACGTTTGGCTTGGTCACCCAGTTGGTAATTGATTGCTCGGTGCCATCTGGCAAAACTTGCGTTGTGACTTCGGCCTCATAAGCCCAGCCGGTGGCCTGCTCAAGCGCCGCGCAACCGCTCAACATGAAGAGCGCCGTTGCTAAAAATCCAATCTCAATTGCGTTTTTCATTGCGTTTCTTTTTAAACTCAATCACTGCGCTGCCGGCCTTGGCGATAGTGTAGACAAGGGTTGCAATTGCAATGGCGATTCTCAGCCACTCATCAATTGTGCTACCAGTTACCGTGAAACCAATCACGCCAATGGTTGGCACCTTGAACCATTCGCCCCAAGACTCGGCCATCGTCTTCACGCCCAAACCCTGGCGGGTGAGTTTACGTTAACTTTGAATGGCTCAATTAAATCAACAGGCTCGCCATCTAGCGCGCGCACGTTGGCATGGTAGCCATCAGCAAACACAGGCGGCGTGATTTCGGTGCCTTCCTCGTCATAGGTGCCAGCTTGGTCCACCACCATCGGTAAAATGTCGATGTTGCGAAACCTTGGCCGCTCTTCCCATTCGGTGGCAACAGGCTCGGCCTCTGGGTCATTTTGCGGCTCCCAGGCAATCGCCACCTTTTCAAATAGCGTGGCGCGGCATTCGGCCTCGTCGGCAAACTTTAAATAATAATCGGTAAACATATCAATTGATTGAGTGTCAGTTGTTACTTAGGACGTGACGGCTTGGAGGTTACTGTCGGACAAAGCTTCGTTGTATATGGCAATGCGCTTGCAGTGGCCGTTGAGTTGCTCCGCGCCTATGTAATTCGTACCTATCCTGAGTGTTGTGAGTGCGTCGCTAATTACTGCTGAACTGTCAGTTGCGACAGTGCCGCCGCTTGCGCAGACTGAAACATCATTGGTGTTATAGCTCACCGCTAGTTTTCCAGCCGATGCGCTGCTAGGTATAGTCAATGCACCTTGGAATGAGCCATCACTCTCACAATACGCGAGCCAGTTTGTGCTGCCAGAAGCGGAGCTTGAGTCGCGGTAGACAACCACCCTGTTGGACAAATTGCCATTGGTTAGCGTAAATGCTCTTGGATAGTAGCCCTGACCGCCCGCGGTCTCGCTGACAATCGTAAACGGCCCACCCGTGTAACCAATGTCAGCCGTGGCAACAGATAACGACTCAGCCGCTCTGGTGGTGGCCGAGCCGTTGCTCGAAATCAGCGAACTCGCAAAACTGCCCAATTCATACTGGACCCCAGTGCAGAGAATGCCTGAGTAGCCGTCTCCAACAAACTCGTTGCTGCCTGAGTCATCCAGTAATCTGATTGCAGCGAATGTTGAAGTGGTCCCAGCCACGCCAGTCACGCTGATTCGGTAGTAGCCTCCACCAACGGCAGTAATGGTTGACGACCCCACCGCAGTGCTGGCAGAGCCTGAGCCGGTCAGCGTGAAACTCGTGTCTGCCCCAGTGGTATAGGGCGATGACGTTTGGTAAAAAAACAATTGAACTTTGGTGTGTCCAGCGGCCTTGACGTATGCGCTAAACGTGTAGGTGCTGCTGGCGACAGTTGTGATGGTTTCACGTACGTAATGTAGGTAGCTATTTACAGTTGTGGGCCGAACCAAGCTGGCGGACAGAGTTCCATCAGGGCCGATTGCTGCACCGTCTGTTATCGTAACGTCGCCCACAGTCGCCCAGCTGTTGATGGCTGAACTATTAGGAATGAGATTCGTGGCAGACCCCTCAATGAGAATTCCGAGACTCGTACCGGCTGATTGCCCATCAGTGGCTGGGTCGTATTCAAATCTGGGTTGCCCAGCGGTGGTCACCGATTTGAGCGTGGGGGCATAGGCCCGATGAATTTGGGTTGTGGTGGCGTTGTAGTCAGTCGCCCCAGTAGTCGATAGGCTGGCAAATGCAATGTCGATGGAGCTTGTGCCGTCTCCAGTATAATACACCAGACCGTAGTTGTTCGACGCTGGTGTAGCCACGTCGCTCAATGAGATGTTTGCGGCCACAGCTGCCGACGCTGTAGCTTTGAAAACGCACTTGTAATACCCATTCCCAGAGGCGGTTTGAGTGGCGGACAAATTGGTCAGTGTGCTGGAAGCCCCGTTGGATGTATGGGTAGCACCCCCAGCGAGGTCAAACGTAGCCAAGCCAGCGTTAGTGGACGATGCTGACGTGGTAATCGTCAGATTTAAATATCGCGACCCAGCGTTGCGTTTCGCGTAGACGGTTAACGCCAGCTCACCAGCGGCTGTCACATCTTGACTGATGCGGTGAAACGTCGCCGCACTATCCTCCAATAATGTGAACCCGTCAGTTCCACCAGAGGGGTCAGTCTGGCCTCCAGTTCTTGAGGTCAACCCCTGACTGAACCAAGTCGTGTCAAAGTCGCTCGACTGGAGGAACAGGTTCTCACTGCTTAGGTGCTTCTCATTCGACCAGTAATGCACCGCACTCGGAGCGGCATAGGTTGGTGGAGTGTCGGCACGACTGAACGTCATCCGTGGGTCCAGCCTACCCGCATTAGCTGCGTCTAGGCTGAATATTGGGCGCTGGGGAAAATTGTCTGAATATGCCATGATTGTCTAAATTTACCAAGTTGCCACTGCCGCTCGTTTCCAAGTGTCTTTTGCTGTGCAGACGTAGACATAAGAAGCGTCTGCCGCAATCTCGCCCTGCACGCCTGGTGCGGTGGCGCTGCTTGGCACTGGAACCATTGGGGTTTCGGCGTATGCCTGGCGGCCCAAAAAGCCGTTCAATGGTATTTCATTGGGTGCCGTCCCAATATCCGCTTGCACCAGTCCTTCAGCATCTGGTGACACTTCCAAGCTTGTGCGGATGGCGCTCTTGTCGCTGCCGCTTGGGTCTTCATTGTCAAGGAATCGCACAATGCGCCCTTTCATGCGCTTGAGCTCGCCTGATTCTGAAAAAACGAAATACTTTTCTGTTGCCATGATTGTCTAAAAATTAGGCAGGGCAGGAGATTGGCGCACGATTAGCGCCGGCTGGTTTGTCTCCAAATTCGGTCAACGCCGACATAGAGCCCTTATATAATAATGGTGTAAAGTGTCGCACCTATTGCCACCTTGATGGCTGACTTGATGACGTAGTGCCGCCGCCGGTGGCCTTGGCGCGTGCTGCTCGCACTGTGACGCCGCTTGATGAATGGGTGATGAGTGTGCCGGCAGATTTACGCGGTTGCAGCGATTCAACCGCCTCTTGCAGTTGCCTGATGGCATCAAGGATGCCGCGAACGCTGAATTGACTAAGCCGGCGAAATCTCATGAGTAAATAGGGTGAAACTCTGTTGGCAGTTCGCCTGCTTCCATGTTGATGAACTCGCTGGCAATCTCGAATTTGCCATTGTATAGCTCCGTGATAGTGGGCGCCTTTTTAAGCCAATAGGTGCCAGCAAAATCGAGCAAGAGCTCGCCGCAAATGCTGTATTTTGTTGCCTCGATTTTCTGCGTCAATATCAGGTCAACAACGCGATTGGTTGTCCACTGGTAACCTTTGCGCCAAGTAGATGCCTTAAGCAGTGTATTGGCTGGCACGATACGAGTGTTGCGCAAGGTGTATTTGTCCTCGTTGTATGTCTCATGCCCATAGGCCAGCATGTGCGCAAGCTCGGTTGTCTTATCTCTAACAGCAGTTGAATAAACCAGAGGAACGCCAGTTGTGTCCGTTTCTGCTGTGTTGTTTGGTCCAACAGTTGTGTCGCCGCCGCCACTGCTGCCATACATGTATTCTTCTATCTTAAAAACTGCGCTTACCTTAGTGCCTGCCTCCATGTCGCCCCGAACTTTGTTTTGATATGACTCGGCGGCAGCAACAACCTTGGCAACGTGGCCAGGGTCGGCCACAAAGCGCAGCGTTGAAAAATAGGGATGCTCCCAGGCGTTACGCTGCACCTCGTATGGTGCAAAGGTCCAAACGTCTGTCTCTGGCTCAACTGAAGGCGTGTCGACAATGGTGTTGTCGATGCTAGAAAAGGTGACTTCTAAGATGCCATAACCGCCATCTTCTTGGCGCACATTGACGCGGGTGGCGTTGCCAACATATGAGTTACTTGTGGATGCGGTCAGGATGTCGGCATAGCGCCCCTTGTAAGTGTAGGTGGACTCCCAGCCATTAGTCTCTGAAAATGTGCGCTCAACGTGAACGCTGGACGCCAAGTTTGTGCTGCCTTTGAAATGCAAACTCATTGAGTGAATCCCTTGGAAATGTCGCGCAGGTAGTTCCTTGATTGTTTAGCCGCAAGCTCAATCTCAAGCTGCGCGCGCAAATATTCGTCATCTAACGCCTCAGAGCCATAGCGGCCGTATATTGTGCCAGCCACATTGCCAATCTTGTCCGTTAAATAATCAAGAAACTGGATTGCCATGGTTTTGCCTTCTTCCATGGACTTCATGTATGAGCTCCGCCCAGCGGCATATTCTGAAACTTGCTCTGGCGTAAACGCTGCTACCGACAAGTCTAGGTTTTCGGCAAAGCCTTCATTGATTGCGGCAGCCATGCGTTTGCCGTTGTCGCTCATCAACTCATCAAGGTCGAATGTCTTTTGGCTTACATCATAAACAGATTGTCGCATCCCCTTGGCGAACTCTTGGAATAGTTCAAGCGGTTGCCGTATTTGCGGCACATCGCCAAAATGGATTCCGTAGCGGCTGAATATATCAATGAAGTTTTTGCTGCCCTCTATTGCCTCATATTGCCTTGTATTAAGGTCATTGATTGCGTCTCGCAAATCCTCAATGTCAACCCCAGCCAATCTGGCAGCATAGGCAAGCGCCTGGAACTCTGTTGTGGACATGCCAAGCTGTGCTGCCTCTTTTTGAATGTTAAAGGCCTCCTCATAGAGCCCTCCAACGCTCGATACAACGCGCTCCAATGCCATGGCGCCAGCAATTTGCCCGCCAATGCCAGAGGCGGCGCTCTTGGCCCAATTATTGAAGCCGGCGCGCATACGCTTAAGACCAGCATTAAAACTGGTCGTGTCCATGCCTACCTTAAAGTTAAGATTCAACCGCTGCCTCCTTTTGCTGTTTTGTTAATTTCTCCAAGCCTGCCAATCCTTCAGCAAGTGCACCGTGTATGATTTTCGAGCCGCCGTTGACTTCATTGAAACTTATGATGTCCCACATTAATTGACCAAATGGCGCGTCCATGATTTCGCTTGGCGTGTAATTTAATTTTGACAAGCCAATGGTGCGCATTAGCTGCAAGGTCGGTGCGCCCCATTTGGCGCCCTTGGCCATGTTGGCATCTGAGCCCATGAGCTCTGGCATTTGTTGGCTTTGCACCAGGTACGCCATTGCCTCGCCTAGTGCTTGGTTGTAGGCCTTGGGCAGCGGTTTGCGTTGGTAATACCATTGCCCAACCGGTGACAGAAACCACCCAAGCCACTTCATGCCGGCCTTGTAATCACGCGAACAGATGCCGACAAATGCGTGAAACTCAAGCCGCGTCAAAATCTCAACCAAGCCAATGCGCTCCATCAGCACAGCATGGCCAAGCGTCAAAGGGCGCAACTTGGCGCCGGCCACATAATGGTGGCCTGGCGCTACGGTTGCTGCCCAGGTGTCAATCATTAGGTGACGTCATCGTTGGCCATTCCAGTGCCAGTGTATTCAATGGCAGTAATTGACCACTCGGCAAAGTTGCCATTGGAACGCGTTTTCTCGGCGCTTTGGATAATGTATTCGCCCTCGATTTCAGCCCAATCGCTTGATGTGATGTCTAGCTTTTCGCCGGCCTCAAAGCTCACCTTGAAAACTGCATCAACTTGAGTGACTGTCGTGGCAACGCCGGCGCCAGAGCCAGCAATCATGCCTGTCAGGTTAAGCACCTGGCGCTGGTTGTAATAACATGCGCTTATTGTTTCGCCGTTGGAATTGTTCGCGGTGTTTGAATCGCTCTCCATCGAGAGGCGAATCTCGGTGGCATACATAAAGATATTGGCGTCACTTCCAATATCTAATGTGAGATATGTGCCGTCATTTTTGGTGCCGTATGTAAACGGCTGGCCTTTTAGTAATTTGGACATAGTTTATCGAATTTGGTTAAACGGTTGTCACTCCCAGCGCGGCTGGGAATGTTAAGGTGATTGATTCGCGCAAAATGGTGCCTTCCACATCGCGCTCGATGCCGCTTTGGTCGGCAACTCCGAAAATATAAAAATCAGTGGCGCCAACATTGATGGCCTGGAGCTCGCTCCAGAATAACGATTCCTCAACGGCGGTCAGTAATTCGTCATGGACATCAAGCGCATTAGGTTGGCCATCTTCGTCAATCTCGCTCTGCACGCTGATGGTTAAGGTCACATCCATGTTGCCGGTGTTGGGCGGGTTTTGACTTGCGCCCACAAATGCCACCACGACGCAAGGCATGGCCTTGATGGTGTCATTGGTGCCAGCATAAACCGGCACGCCAACCTGGTCTTGCAGGTAGGCCTTGAACGCCTCTTCTGTCTGCTTGCGGTAACTCATAGCTTCCTAATTGCCAGCGATTGCACGGCATTGGTTTTCTTGGTTGTGTGCCAGTCTTTTGGAATCTTGCGCCGCAAATAGGTCAGCATGTCGCGTGTCTCCATGTTAAACGCTAGGCGCAAACCTTGGCGCGCTCCTGGTATGTTGCCGCTTTCTTTGCTGCCATGAACGCCACGAGCAAATGGCTTAAGCGCACCAATGCGCCGCTCTGGTCTGCCTTCGCCTTTAGGTTTGCCAATCTGGAATTTCTTTCGGCTGCCTCTCACACTGCGCGGTGGCTTGATATATGGCCCAATATCGCTTGCAGTGCCAAGCCAGGCGGCAGCCATAAAACCGCGACCTTTTTGGCGGTGAGCAATAGCAGTGGCAACGGCGTTTTTCATTGGTTCGCCCCACATGCCTTTTTTGCCTTTTTTGCCTCGGTGATAGTTGGTCAAGATAGCTGCAACGGGTGCGCGTTTGCCTCGCTTTGAACTGCTTGGTTGAATCTTGGCCGCTCGCATCATGTCGCGCTTGATTTTCTGCGCTGTGACTTTTGGCGTTTTGCCTACTGCCTTGAGCGCGATGTTAAATGAGCGCTTGTTGACTTCGTTTGTGAAACTGCGTCCGCTATATTTTAAATAGGCGTTAAGAACGCGGTTAAAGCGCTGCGTGTCAAAATCAACATTGATGCCGCTGGCGTTCATTGCTTCTTCATCAGCCCAAGCTCAAAGCTCGCGTCATTGGTTAGCACCTGCTGAATCTTGAACCGTTTGCCGCCCTTGGTGAGCGTGGCGCCCACAATCGGCTTGATGCCAGCATCAGCCCACTGCTTGCGGTTGGTGGTTAGCGTCAGGTCGTAGCCCTCCAAGATGCCGCCATCTTCGAGTTCCTTGGTTTCAGTGTTGCCGCTCTCAACGCATCGCAAAACGTTGCCGTGGTAATCAAACACGCTGCCTGCAGTGCGCTCCAGGTCCACCTGCTGCTCGTATAAAAACCGCGAGCGGTGGTGGCCCTGGTCAACAATGTATTGCTCTTGAAAATTGGTGTGCGGCGTTGGGTGGCTATGCGCCACACTGTGAAAGCAATCAGTGCGCGTGATGCCGCGCCCATCTGGCACGTTCAAGGTGATGGTGTAAACGTCTTCCCACTCGCCGCTTTCGTTTGTGCGCTGCACCGTGTAGGCCGCCGCATCATATTGCGCCGCATCAGCGGTGACGCGGATGATGACGTTACCAGCGCCAAAGGTGCCGCCCTCGCCAATCGTTGCGAACGTGGTTGGCGTGTCGTGCAAGGCGGTCTCATAGAGCCAGCCTGAGCGCGTGTTGATTATGCGGTTGTTGGCCATTTAAAAAACCCAGGCGAGCAGTTGCCCGCCGCGCCTGGGTGTGGGGTGTGGTGACCTAGCGAACGGTGGCAGTAAATTAGGCGCTAGCCTTTTTCTTGGCCTTGGCTTTTGGCGCGGATACGTCAACCTTGAGGTCGGCGCGCTTCCAGTAGGGCGGCTTTCTGTAAACACTAACGCCGCTGTATTTACCAGACGGGTTTTCGCGTTCAGCAATAAAGGCAGCCTTGCATTTGTCGGCGTCACCCATAGCTATCAGCTCAGGTGAGCCATCAGGCAAAAATCCTATCGTGAATGAAGTCTTGAATATCATGGTTTTGTTATTGGTCGGTGATTCTGATAAGTGCGTTTTGGTTGCCAACTGAGCATCCGTAGAGGATGCCCACGGTTAGAAACCATTTGCCCAAAGTTGGGTTATAAAATTTGCGTGTCTGAAATGGCAGCCCAGTGCGCGGCTCTATGTTGTCTATGACCTCTGTGTTGCCATAGAGCGGGCGCGCGATTTGCCGCGCTGCAATACATAGCGCGCTTGGGTGGCAGTAAAATCCTTGCAGGTTGTTGCCAGTCGGGATGTCTTGATATTCGGCCACACCAAAACCGTGAATGGTTGAAAGCTCGCCCTCTTGGATTGGCTGCGCTGTGCCATAGGCGCTGGCATCAATAATGCCTCCGTCTTTGCTAAGGCTTGCCGTGTAAGACGGGTTGAGCATGACGGTTCTCAGCGACCGTGGACAACCATTGTTTGTTAATGTGCTGGCGGCGTCTGCCAAATCATCACTGTCGTAATTGGCGGCAGTCCTGACTTGGGAGGCGCTGAATGCGGCGGGCGTAATGAGGCCAAGCAAATCGTCGGCGACCGCTTTTGCTGTGGCATCTATGGCAGGGCGCAAAAACGTGCGCTCTAGAATGGTCGGGCTCTTGAGTTTTGAAATCTCAAAATCAGTAAACGCCATTGAGAAGCCCTTGAACTTGTTAAGCTCAATCTCAATGGCCGTGCTTGTTACATCACTGGCGCTGTAGCCAGCAGACAAATCTTTAACTGTGACCGAAGAGGGAACGCGGGTCACTGTGCGGTCGCCGCGCTCCCTGACTTCGGTTGAGAAGTTGCGACTCACAAGCGAAAAGGCGAAAAAGTTGGAGGATAGCAAGTCGAGCATTTGCTCGCTTACTGCTTCCAAATAGACGCCGCTTGAGAGTGCGTTTGCCATAAGCCTAACTTACGCGGACTTAATGCGTTTCAATGCGGCACCATTACCCTTTGCCACACCGTAGAGCACACCCATGGACAAGTAGTGTTTGCCGGCGGTGTTGTCATACCAGGTGCGGAGCTGGATAGGCAGCCCAGTGGAAGGGTCAACGATGTCGGAAACCTGGACGCTGCCATCAGCAGGCGCAGCAGGCTGGCGAGCGGCCAAACACAGCGCAGATGGATGCAGCGCAATGGCGGCAAGGTTCTCGCTGTTGGTTGGAATGCCGGTGTATTCATACAGGTTAAAACCATGCACGCGCTGCGCGGCATTTTCCTGCACGCCGGCTGGGGTGCCGTAGCTAGAGGCATCCTGCACGATGGCATCCTTCTGGATGCTGGCGTAATAGGATGGTGGCAGAATCAAAGCGCGCTCGCTCTTAGGGCATTTGGCGGTGGTCAAGTCGGCTGCCAAATCGGCCACCTCGTCAACGTCGAAGTTGGCGGCAGTGATGACCTCGTTGGCGCTGAAGTTTGCGTTTAGCACCAGGGCGAGCAAGTCGTCCATTACGGCGTCGAGGGTGACTTCCAGAGCAGGCGCCAAGAACACGCTGGACAACCAATCGAAGTTGCCAGCTTTGCTCACTTCCATATCAGTGAACGCCATGCTGTAGCCCTTGAACTTGTTCAAGGTCACAGTAACAGCGGTTGAGGTAACATCCGTTGCAGCGTAACCGGTCGACAAATCGCTTGCGGTCATGCTAGACGGAACGCGAGTGGTTACAGATTCGCCGGCGCCGCTGATGTCATCGCTGAAGTCGCGAGAGAATGCGCGGAGCGGGTGGAACTGAGTTGAGAGATAGTCGAGGCTTTGCTCACTGATTTGAGCGATGTTGATGCCCCCTAAGGTGTTGCTCATTAGATTTTAGCTTTCTAAGGCTCTATAATTAGAGCCGGTTTTTAATGTTTTTGAGGTAGAAAGCGCGGCGCTCCTGGCGGTCTTCAATGGCATTGTATTGATGCCATAGAGTGTCCATGTTTGCCTCTGGTGCCGGCTCTTCGGTTGCTTCTTCAACTGGTGCCTCAACGCCAACAGATGCGGCGATTTCAACCGCCTTGTCTGCTGCGCTCATCTTTTGCTCCTCAAGAAG